GAGAACGACCACACCTGGCCGGAACCCGAGTTTGCCGACAGGACTTCTCCGCCCCACATGAGGATGGGTCCATTGCTGGAGAACGAGGTGGGGATGAAGTCCGAGACGGACCAGTTGGTCCAGTAACCGATCCAAGCCTTGGCCAGCAGGTGGTAGACGAGGACGCAGTTGTTGGCGTTTGCGGAGCCGGTGAGGATTTCCTGATCGGATTCGGTGAGGATGGGGAGTTGATCCTCGGTGAGGAGATCCTCGAAATCGCTCAGTGGAACCGCGAGCAGGTAGCGGTTGTTCCAGGACACTGCATCGCAGAGATGCAGCTTGGATCTGTTGATCTTGGAAACGATGTCCTTGATGGGCGCGGAGATTGGCAGGCCAACGTCTGTCTGTGTGCCCGCTTGGATCTGGGCGAGCGAGCGGACGCCGTCGCGTGAGAGGAACAGGACATCGGCACCGACACCGACAATGGATCGGTGGGAGACGCACCCGATGTTTCCCGAGACGAGTCCGATCTCCCAGTCTGCCGGGTCTTGGGAGGGATTGGCATCGACGTACCAGATGGATCGTTCCTTGAGGACGAGGAGCCGGAATCCGAACCAAGAGAAGAGTCCGGTGATGGGATCGCCGTCACCACCGATGCGGACGCTGCCGGCTGGATCCCAAACATCTCCATCCAGAATGTCGGAGAAGTATAGCGTGTCTGGATATTTGGTCGTGTCTCCAGATGTGCAGAAAAGCCTCTGCGTGTGCGAAACCAAATACATCGGTTTCGGAGGCGGGTTCAGCGAAAAGAACGCCGTTGCGTGTGCGTGAGTTGGGCCTGATCCAGTGAACGTGATTGTTGGAGCGGATGTGTACCCGGTACCTGGTGAAAGGATGTTTACCGCTACAACAACTCCGTTTGAAACAACGCCTTCAAGCGACATTCCACTTCCACCACCACCAGTGACACTGATCGTGAGTGCTGCGGTTGATGGGATTTCCGTGTAACCGCTTCCTCCGAACACAACATCAACCCGGCTTACTTTTGAAGCTGATACAGAAGCGTTGGCGTTCGACGAGTTGATGTACTTCAGCGACCCAACGCCGTCGGAGTAGTACAGCTTCTCGTTGAGCTGAGCGAAGTACACGTACTCAGCGGATGAACTGTAGGAGGACCCGGTGATCGCACCGAACGAGGTCGTCGGGTTGCCAACGTAAAGCTGCCGGGTTGCTCCCGATGGACTGTATCCAGCGATGACAATTCGCTCCGATGCAGCCGTGTCGAAGTAGAAACCGGAGATGATCTCGATGTCCGTTGGAAGGCTGCTTCCCCAGTAGGAGGTGATGGATTCCCAGTTGGTGACGATGCTCTCCCACGTGGCCGACAGGGAGTTTCCGATGATGGACTGGGCACCGTACCGGGTGACGAGATTGCCGAAGTCGTCGTAGTCCATGTTGACCGCATCCGCGAGGGATGTGGCCGGGATGCCGTCAGGTCGAGTGGCGGTGATGACGCCGGAGGGAAAGCCGTTGCTTCCGTCCAGGACGATCTGGTCATCGAGAGACTCTGACGATTGGAATGGCATCAGACGATGTCGTTGAAGTCGTAGGAGTAATCCGAGTCAGGAATGATGCGGCTGATCTGCTGTTGTTGGCCACGTTCCATGTCCTTCATGGTGGAGACGTGAGCGGTTCCCTCTGCGAACTTCGCTTGGGCCTTGGAGTACTGCCGGGAGTACTCGAGCAGATCGCCTTCCACGTAGGCCATGAGTGCGTTGTCTGCGCCCCGCAGGTCAATGGATCGGTTGAGCGTGATGGCTGCGGTCTCGCCGAGTTGGCGAACGCAGGACTGCTTCTTCCCGAGGATGAACAGGGTTCCGTTGGTGTTGGGAGTTGGAACCAGCTTGATGCGTGGGATGCCGGACTGACCGTAGGTGGTCGCGCCATCGGTCATGAGGCGCGAGAGATTGACGAAGTTGTTGGGAGTGGACTTCCGGGAGTCCACGTTGTTCCAGATGTTGGGATCAAGCTGGAAGAACGACTGCCATTCTGCGGCAGGGATCTCGATGCCGTCGGTGTCTCCGGTGACGGTGAATCGGATGGCCACCGGGAGGTCCAAGTAGGATTCCTCACCGGAGAACGAGGTGTAGGAGGAGGTGACGAACGGACTGATGTTCACGATCTCCTGGCCATCCGTAATGGAGACCGACACAACGCCGAGGGTATCGTTCCACAGTGCGCCATCCCAGAGCATGGCGTAGCGACGGGCGGTGAACTTCTTGGCGAGAGCCAGAGTTGCCGCATCGGTGAACGAGAGCTTGTCGCAGGCTGCCTGAGCGATTTCGGAGATGTTCATGATCAGAACTCGATCAGCTCAAATTGGACCTTGGCGTTCTGGGTGGATGCGTTGTTGTTGAACCAAGAAGCGGTTCCATTTTTAGCCACAGTGATCGTTGATCCAAATGCGCTTCCAAACCACACCTTGAAAGTGTGTGTTGCCGCAGTTGAAGTGAACGTGCCTTCAGCAATCAATACCACATCGTTGTTTTCTGCTGAAAACTGAGCAGCAACCGCAACAACGTCTCCAGCAGCTCCAGAATCTTTTACGATGCCAGCGTAAAACGATGTTTGGCCAAAAACTGGAACATCAACAACGTGGATTGGAATCGAAACCTTCAGCAGTGCCTTGTTTCCAACCGTTTTAGGAGTCCAAGTGTAAGACCAATCCGATGTGGATCCGCTTTGCTCAAGAACGTCGTAACCTCCTGATCCAACAGTTACCGATTGTTCAGATCCAACAGGCTTAACAATGGTCTCCGAGTAGATGAACTTCACTGCTCCAACCGCTGAATACAGAACTGTCCTGACCTGATTTGGATTTGCTGAATCAAGAATCAAGAATCTGTCAGTCGAAACAGGAGGAGTAGACTTGGCTGCTAGATTTGTGAAAGTAACAGTTGCCGACCCAACGGTCACAGTGTCGCCAGCAGCGTCACCAAGAGTAGTGTTTCCGTTAAGCGTGCTCGGTCCTGCGACCGTGAGGAACCCCGAGACCGTCGCGCTTGAGATGGTGCAAGCTCCAAGGGTAGCACCTCCAACGGTTCCGATGGTTGCTGCGCCGGTACTGAGGAACGTACCGGAGTTCGTGATTCCCGCGACCGAGATTGCGGAAGTGAACGAGGTCGTCGAGTTGAACGTGACGCCGCCGTTGAAGACCGCTGCGTTCCCGACCGTGAGACCTCCCGCGAGCGTGTTGGATGCGCCGGCATTGGATTGAAGGATGTTGCCGTAGACGGTCAGGTTTCCGCCTGACGTGCTGATGTTGCCAGATGCTGCGACCGTGGAAGAGAACACCACTGCCCCGGTAACATTCAGTGTGGACGAGAACACCGCTGCCCCGGTGACATTCAGCGTGGACGACAGGGTAGTCGCTCCAGCCGCAGAGAACGTGCCGCCAACAGCAGTGTTCCCGCTCGCTGCCACTACGGTGAACTTGTTGGTGTTGACCGTGATGTTGCCCGCCAGAGTGACATTGCCGGCCACATCCACGGTGCCGGTGAACGCGGCAGCAGTGGTGGAGAGCTTGAGCGAGCTGTCGTTGCCGCCGCCATCGCAGATCGTCTTCAGCGATGAGGTGAAGATTGCCGTATCGGTGGTCTTGAGGAGACCCGTGTACGTTGACGAAACCGTTGAACCTGTGAGCGGCGTACCCATATCAGTCTTTCGGGAGTGCATACCATCCGGCGGGGATGGTCACGCGGTTTTGGCTGCGGACGAGATTGCCGTCCTTGGTTTTGACGAAGACGCGAGCCTTGACGGGCTCGGCCAGGAGCACGGGTTCGCCTTCAGGAACGAGGATCACCCGGCTGGCGCATCCGCTCATGGCGATCAATGCGCTCGCGCAGATCACGCTTAAGATCGTCCTGGGGCTCTGCGAATTGGCCATGGGTATCCTTTCCGGCGAGTTCCTCAAGCCACTTGAGGATTGCGGTAACGATTTGACCGATGACGTTCACTTCTCGGGAGTAGCGTCCTTGGCGGCGATGAGGCCGATGCCAGCGGTGACGGCGGCGATGACGGCGGGGATATCGACGTTGGTGGTGGGATCGTTGTCGAAGAGTGCGCGGAGTGCTCCGCCGACTGCGACGAGGATGGCTCCGATACCGGCGATGGTGGTCTTTGTATTCTTCATGATTTGTCCCAGTTCCTGATGTGTTTGATGAGAATGACGATGCCGATGACGAGTCCGACCAGCAGAGAGGCGAACCGGATGTACGGACTGATGGCGTCGATGAAAGAGATTGCGACGGATCCCGAGGTTGCGCTGGTGGCGATAATGCCGTCTCTGATGTCGTTAGTATTCATCGGCTAGAGAGTGTGAATGCGCCAGACTTGTTTACGATGTAACCTCAAGACGCAGCTTTGTATTCGGAACACTGGCCAGTGTGAAGTCAGTTGTTCCCGTGCTGTAGAAGATCGTGTCTACGCCTGGTTGAATGTACGACGGCGTTGCAGGCGGAATCTGAGGACTGATGTACGTACCATTTGTCACCGTGCCAGACACATCAACTCCAGTGATGAGACGCTTTGTTGCGATGGTGTCTACGTTTGAAAGTCCATACGCATGAATCTGCCACCCGAGCACACCATTCAGCCCGGTTGTTGATGGTGCTGTCAGGTTAAGCAGTGCTGTTGATCCAGTTCCAGATCCGCGAGCCCAACTTGTGTCAAAAGAAGCAAGCGCACCAGTCAGTGTTGATCCGGTTGGATTTGAGGCCCATCCAGTCAGAGTTCCGTCACTTGCGATTGCGACTCTTTGACCGCGAGGACGACCCGACGGAAACGCTGCGTCATCCAGAAGCAGATTGTCAATCAACCCGGAAGTCAAAGGTCCGTTTGGTGTTGAAACGTATCCAAGCATCCCACCGGAGAAGTATAGATGGTTCACGCTTGCCAAAGGTGTTGTGGCTACGGAATTCAATCCCGTGTAGCTGACGCTTTGGCCATCAAGCGAAATATCGAACCGGCCAGTGGATCCATCGAGCTTTGCGTAGATTCGGCAGAAGATCCAACTCGCGCTTGAGTACGATGGAATGGTGATGGTTCCAAGAGACGTTGAACCATTGAATGCATCAAACGTGATGTCAGCTACACTTCCTGTGTAATTGAAGATCCTGCGAAGCCTTAGCGACAGATCTCCAAACTTGAACACCTGAAATCTGGCTTCAGACCGCATCAAGTTTGTTGGGTCATCATTATTAAATCCCAATATGTAGGAAAGGTCAAATGTAGCCCAAATCTGACTTGGGCTTCCAATCGCAGTTCGTGGAACTGCGCAACTCATTATAGACGTCCACGCATTGAAAGTGGATGAAGATTGACTAAGCCAAATACCCAAAGCCCCACTACTAGATCCCCTACCGATTTGTCCACCAACATTTGGAGTGGCAAGTCCTGGAGCGTAAAACGTGGTGTCGCTGGTGTAGCTTACGAACAGGAAATCCTTATCCAGATTCATTCCAGTCGCTGCCGATCCAGTTATGATTGCTCCGGTTGCAGCATTGTAATCAAATCCGCAAAATCTCAGTCTTGCCATAATCGTTAAGGATAGGTTTCGTCGAAGATAACAACCACCTTCAAAACATTCAGGTCAACAGCAGACACAATTGCTTCGTCGAGGATGACAACCGACTTCAGTACGTTGACATCAACAGCTGGAGGAATCGTCTCATCCAGAATGGCCACAGACTTTAGCGCATTCAGGTCAACGGCTGGAGGGATTGTCTCATCCAGCACAACAACCGACTTCAAAGCGTTGAGGTCAACGCTGAACAGATTACCGTAGAAGATATGGGAGTTCATATCATTGGTAATCGATTGTTACGCACAAGTTTACTGCGGCAGAAACAGAAGACACGGCGATCTTGAGGTAATTTCCTGCCGTAATCGGAAGAGAGACGACAGAAGTGTTCAATGTGCTGGAACAGCTCAATGGCGAACCGAGCGTTCCTGCATTTGTGGTGAGCTGCACGGAGCAGGTTCCAGAAGTGGTTTGAGCTGAGATTCGCGTGATGGTCGCGTTCGCGTTGATTCTGGCGATCAACCAGTAGGTGTTGTTGACCGGATCAAGTACGCTGGTTGTAAGCTGCTGAACACCGGCACCAACCCCCGCCAACAGCGTAGCCACCGACACCTTGCAGGTGGTTGACGTGCTGGCATCGACAATCGGCAGGACATCGTTTGCCGTGTCGATTGCCGGGATGGATGTGAGTGAGGAGATTTTCGGCATGA